ACAAAAAAAAAATAGAAGAAAAAAAACAAAGCATTATTAAAAAACATGAAAAAAAAATTCCTACTTTACAAGAATTAAATGAAACTATCAAAGCAAATGAAGAAGACAAGAAACGTGAATTGATGTTTAAATTGCATTTATTGAAAAAACAATATCCTACGTACCAATTTCCAGAATTTACAATGCAAAGCGAGTACAATGTAATTAAAAAATCATATGATCTTTTTTATAAACAATTAACAATTGATTCATCAGCAGAATCTTATAAAAATTATTTAGTTGGAGGTTTTATGGTATGTGAAATAATTTTTGGGCATTTTGGATTTGATATGGAAGGATTTACCCAACAACAATTATTATCTATGAGCACTTATGATAAATTATTAATAGAGCTCGGAGAAAGAACATATGTGCCCAAGGGGTTAGACTCATGGCCAGTTGAAATTAGATTAATAATGATAATGTTTTTCAATGTTGTGTGGTTCATAACAGCAAAAACAATAATGAAGAAAACAAAAATAGATATTTTCAAAATGTTAAACGGAAAAGAAAAGGTGCAGTCGGCTCCAGTTCCAGATAAATCATCCAACTCCAACTCCAAGGTTATGCGCGGACCTATTATACCAACCTAAGTTTTAAAAATCAATGATTTTTAAAACTGTATTTTAATTTTTTGTCTTTAATGTTCTTCTTTTCATCATTTAACATTTTCAATATATTTATCAGTATCCTTTCGGATGTTGTGCTTAAGATGCAAAGCATCTTATTATTACCTCTAATGGCAAAGCGATCATTTAGTTCTTTTATAGTAATGACTATCTTTCAAATAAAAACTATTATATAAATGGAGACACGAACACTAGAACGTTGTAATGTGTGTGGATTCTTTAAACGTGAAGGTGGTGTTAGTTATAAAGTAGTAGATAAAACTCTACCATCTGGACCTTGTTCATATGTATTAAATATATATAGTCAACTTCCAGATGAAGTTAGACAAGAGTTTAAATTTAATGGAACATATAATGATCTTAATCAAGACTTTGTAAAACGTAATGAACTCATTGATTACATGGAAAATAGAAAACTTGTAAATACAAGCCTGATAGAGATTACAAAATTAAATGAATATATTAGACATGTTAAATATTGGAAATAATAAACTACTGGTCTTATGGATCATAAAATTCAACACTAATCCATAATTGCAAGATCAAGAATAATTCTTTGCAAATGTATTGACCTGTAGTTTCTTTTGATAATCCATATTGTGCAGCCAGAATTCTGGCGGCGTGTTCTCTAGATTTATCTTATCAGTCCATTAGATTTTCATTAGATTTTCATTAGGTATACCTAATGAAAATTTTAGATTCGCCCATAGGGCACTTTGCATCATATGTATTGATATTTCTACAGCGCTTTTACGATACTTTTTTGCTTATATTTCAAAACTGTTTTATTTTTTTTTTATTTTTTTGACGTTTTTTGCGACATAGGTTTGATGATGTTCCATTGCTACACTACTCTACTCTATTTTAATTGCAATAAATTCATTTAGTTTCATTGCTACGTTACGCTTTTCATCAATGAGTATTTGTTTAATTAGTTTATTGATGGATGTAGGAGGTAATTGCATTACAAGAATATAGATAGCGTTATACATGTTATTAATATTTACTCGCTGTTCACGTATTTTTTTTAGAATATTATGTTTTATTGTATCTGTACGCATAGATATATCTTTTTCAACATATCGTTGAATATATAATTTTTTGATATCGTTACATATATCAGATATTATTTTATCATATTTGGATAATATTTCAAGTTCATCCGGATAACAGATTTGTTTAAATTTTTTAACTTTATCAGCATCTGAAATAATATTTAAATATGCGAATGGGATACTGGGAATATGTCCTCCTCTGATTTGAAAAAGATCAAAATAATCTTGATTTACAAATTTGATACTTTGTAATGTCCTGATATCTAGAAGCAAGATGCCCTGTGATGTAAGTGGATCTACAGATTTAACATATTTAATTATGGCATTGGCCAGTTGGTCTCTCGACGTTTCACTGCTGCGCTCCACTAACGGCGAGTCTGAGAGCACAAGTTCTGGTTGTAATGGAATTCCTATTGTAATGCTGGATGTAATTGGATCAATATACAATGTTCCAGAGTTTGAGGTTACCACATATAAAAATATTTGTGGTATTCCAGTTTCTATGATGGATTCTGGTGTAGAGCATACAAGTCTAGTTTTTTTGGTAGTTGTTAATAGAAATGTATATTGATAATCAGTATTTAAACATTTAAAAAATTCGTTTAGAGTTTTTTTTGTAGTATGCTGTATTGCAAGTTCAAATAGGTCTCCAAATGATTTTTCGTTTCCCCATTTACTTTGATATGCATTTAATTTTTTATGTGTTGTTATATACCATTGTCCTTCTGATTTGACATGTATTAATCGTATTATCGTTCCCTCTATTGCTCTATATAATACATGATGCAAAGCATCATGTGATGAGTTTTCAGATAATGCATTAGTTATGTTGTGATACGCATTTTCATCAACTATTATTTCTTTGCAGAACGGCATGCTGCGTAGCAGGCATTCATCGCCTTGAAAGATTGTTCCTCGTGTTTTTTTTTCGATCTCAGTTTTGGGTGGACTATCAGCGCAAAATAGGGTAAGCGATTTATATTCATGTTTTCTAATTCCATGTTCATGTGGATTTTCGATAACAAGTGAATCTAGTTCTTGGAATTCCATATTTTCGGATAATATTTCTTTATAATCAAACCTTTTATTCAAATTAATGGATGCGACGTTACACTGCTACGTTATGATACGCTATTCTTTCCATTGATGTTTACATGTATCACAAAGAGCAAATACACTTGTGCTTTCATCTCCTCGTCTAGTTTGTTTGGAAAATGACAAAACACGTTTACTAGAACATTTTTTACATTCAAAAATTCCTTCTTGTATTGTTGGAGGATTTGTTAGATATTCTAACTCTTGATCTTCTCGTATCATTTCTTCAACCAAGCATGGAGTATACCATTTAATTAAATCATATGATGGTATACATTTAATAGACGTTTCACACTTGCTAAAAGTAATTTTAAAATAAATTTTTTCCAATTTTTTCTTTTGGGTTTCCATATTCTAGCTGTGCATTCATATATATATATATAGTAAGTTTAAAAATTAAATATCAATTTGTGTTTTAATACATATAGCATTTAATTCTTGTAATACTAATTTTGTTGCAAACGGTAAAATAATTTTTTTAACATTAGCAGAGTCGCATTTGTAGCAAACCATATATGAATTTTTTCCATTTGTATATTTTTCAATTGTTGTATAATGTAAACATTCTTTGCACAGGTGTACAAAGAATTTGTCAGACTGATCAAACATTTTTTCTTGTAGAAATGTTGAGCATCCATGTGCAACAAGATCGTCTTTTTCCATTTCTCCTATTCGTAGGCCACCATCATTTGCTCTGCCATTTAGTGGTTGTCTAGTTACGGCATTTCGTTTTTGGTTTGTATTAGGTCTGGCAAAAATTTTATCAGAAACTATATGTGTTAATCTATGATAATATACTGGTCCTATAAAGATATTTGCCACAAGTTTTTCTCCAGTCATTCCATTATACATTTGTTTGGTTCCATCAGACGATAATCCACATTTTAATAATTCATTACGTAGAATAGATAACTTTGAATCTTTTTCAAAAGAATCTGTTGTTTTTTGTGAAACAATGGGATTGTTATAAAAATTTTCTTGAAATGGTGATGCATCTCCACTCAATAATCCTTTTTCACAACAAAGTAATCCATGAATACTGGCCATGAGTTGATTTATTGTCATGCGACTAGGGATACAATGAGGATTTATGAGAATGTCTGGAACAGTTCCATCATTACAGAATGGCATATCAACCTCTGACATTATCATACCACATGTTCCCTTTTGTGCCATAGCAGAACAAAATTTATCACCTATTTCTGGAAATTTGCTCTGTACAATAATAATTTTGACTAGAGTAATATTTCTTTTTGTCGTTTTGATGATTTCGTGTATAAATCCTTCGTCTCCAGATGTAACTAATATACTTTTATCTATTTCAGTTGTTTCTCCTTTTGATTCTGTTATTTTTGATAGTTTGCCTACCAATATGTCATTCTTTTTTACAAATGTTCTACATTTAACAATTCCGTATAGATATGCATTGGGATCTTTTTCTAATGTATCATAATTTGCGTAACTACGACGTAGAGGTCCTGGAGGAATACATATTTTTTCTGCATTTCCAATTTTTTCTTCGCATGTTATTGTTTTAATGGATAGAGCATTAAATAGACCTCGCTCTAGGGCCTCTTTTTTCAATATAATCGAGTCTTCTTGATTAAATCCTGTGTATATTAATTCCGCAACAATAACATTAACACCATTTGGATATTCATTTGATCCAGTCATTTCCGCAATATGTGTTGTTATGAGGGGTCTTTCAACAATATTCATTGTTTTTGTGCTGGTATTGCTCCTTGTTGTATATCCTGGAATATATCCTATTGCTTGTTTTGCCATACTTGATTGATAACAAATTCTAGGAGATTGTGTGTGCTCTGGATATGGAATTTGTGCTGCCATTAATCCTAACATACATGAAGGATGAATTTCCATCCAATCGTATTTTTCTAGATGCTTCGCATCATATGCATCTATTGCTATTTCCATTTGTTCTATGGTAGTTGCATCATAATATGTTATATAATTCATAGCAATACATTTTTTAATATTATTCCATTCCACTTTATCGTAGTCTTTGATTATATTTTTGATATTAATCAAAGGGCGTGTAAAGCGGCCAGCATCACTTATTATATGAATTTCCTTCAAATGATTACATATAGTAACACCTATATCATGTGAAATATATGAATTTTGTTTTAAAAAATTAATTTTTTTAACAATTTCTGCGGATTCATGTATAGTTCCACATGGAAAACCATTTAAAAAAACTATAAATTTTTCGGGACGCTGCGCTGCTACGCTATCATTGCAATCCAAAGGAAGTAAATATTTTAAAATATAATGTTTTATTATAAAGGGTGATGTATGGCATGAAATGTTACATAACATACTCATACTTAGTGTTAATCCGACAAATTGTCCCTCTGGAGTTTCTGATGGACAAGCAAAAAATGCCGATGATGGATGTAATTGTCTAATTTGTGTATTTTTTCCTTCTTTTCCTAACGGGATAACCATTTTCCTTAAATGTGACAACAAACCAATATGTGATACCTTATTTTGAATTATTTGAGATACGCCTGTTCTTATATAATTATTTTTTTGAACTCCCCAGTTTCCTGTTGCAAATGAAAAATGGAGTCCATTTGTTATTAGTGCATTTTTTGAAAAAAGATCAATATCCATTCGCTTTTTTTTCTCGAGACTATTGGTAACAGATTTAATAAATTTTTTATATAACATTCTAAATAATTCATAGCACAAAAGACCTGCCATTTCTACACGCTTATTTGCATAGCTATCTTTTTCATCTGTTACCAACACATTTTGTTTAACCAAGTTAATTTTTTTAATCATTGATGATATACATATTAATTTTTCTTGTTTAGTTGCTCCCATTCCTAAATGTGGAAAAAGATCATTTGTTATAAATGTTTGGTGTTCTTGTGTTAAGGACGTTTCACTGCTTTGCTGTTCAGACGAATCCATGGATCCGTTAGATTGGCATGTTAAAAAATTTATAACAGGATCTACATCTATCCATACCTTTAAAATACATATATAAATTTTGGCATTATATTCAATATTTGATTTTAATTGAACAAGTGCACTATGCCCTGTTTCTTCTGACATGCTTCTCATTTCACATGATATTATCTCTGTTCCGGTTGGACTTTGTTTTTTCAAACAAATACTTTTGTTATATGCATTTCTTATCTGTCCAATGAGAATTCGTTCATTTCCATTAATAATAAAATATCCTCCTGGATCATTTGAACTTTCCTTATAATGTACATATTGTGATATAGATAAAGAGTTTAGATTGCATTTAAATGACCTTAACATTATTGGTATTCTTGCAATACTAATTCGATGATATGTTGTTACATAATTTAAATATTGATCAATTGGTCCTTTTAATGAATCTATTTTATCTATTTTAATATTAATCATATATTCTACAATATCACAATATAATACAGAATCATATGTTAACATTTTAGTTCTTGCCTCTTGAGGGAAAAGACGTCTATTTATATACGTTTTAGTTTCACTATCATAATCCAATATTTGAGGACTTGCAATGATTGGATTTTCAATATGAATAAAAATTGTTCCATGTTCACCATTTGATGATTTACCTTCAAATATACAGTTAGCCTCATTGTCTAATATTCGTGATATATCAGAGGATATAAATTGGTTAAACGTGTCTATTTGATGTTTTGCTAAACTGTTTGTTTTAAAATATGATCTTAAAAGCTCTATTCTGTTTGATTCAGAAAATAAATTTTCCATTGTGATTTAGCTATTGATCCAATAGAATTGGATCCAAATTAAATCAAATTATTGTTTACATGGATTATTTTTGATAAATAATTATTTATCAAAAATTCTTATTGACGCTACGCTACGCTGTGACACTACTCATTACGCTGTTTTCTCAATTGTTCCTATGGATATAGATATAAATCCCATTTTATCAGGATGTTTAGATTTTGATAAAATATTTTTTTCCAGATCACTTGTAAATATTAATTGCTTATTTAAATGATATATATCTATTTTCTTACTAAATGTTGACATTTTAACAATTGTTTTTATATGATCGGATGGAAAGGTAACAGTAAAATCATCTGAATCACAATCTTGAGAAAATGAAAGCCAATTAGTTCCAATATCTAATTGATTACAAGAAAAAATAAGTTCCTTATTATGAGATATTACGGAGATATCTTTTTTTGTACCACCCATCTCCTTACATATATTTAAAAATTCAATATTTCCCAATTCCACTAATCTTTTTTCTATATCATATGTATCTGTGGTCAAAACACGATTTTGAATAATATTAAATTTTATAGAAAATCCTCTTTTTGATCTATTGTTATTTGATGAAATGGCGAATTCTATTTCATTAGGCATTATTTGAATATCTTTTTTGAAAATACGAACACAAATACCTTCATTTTTTTTAATGGTTTTCATAAAATTTTTCAGAATATCCAAAGATATTCCAATATTTAGATCTTCAAAATCTTGAAAATCAAAGCTGTAACTACAAAAATATTTCGCATCCAACATGATGTAAATATTAACATTACAGTTTTCATCATTGAAAAAATAAATTCCATTTTTATTAATTTTTAAAAAAGCTTGTTTGATATTATTTGTTTTTCGTAACGGGGCAACATGAGCCAATAATTCTACAAGATTTTTAAAAACATGGGCACTGTTGCTTAAATATGCTTCGAAGATTATTGTTTCCATTTTTTATAATATAAAATTTTTTAAGATAATAAATGATAACTACCAATAAAAATATATCAATAGGTCAAATTAAAGAAATTATTCTCATTAATGGAGATTTTATTAATTTTTCATCCCATATAAAACTTACATCACAGCAACCTTTTTATATGTCTATAGTTACTGAGGAAACTCTAGAGACCAGTCCAGAATTACAATACAATTACATTACTGAAAAAGAAACTGAACTAGAAATTAGAAACGATAATAATATTTTTACAAGATTTTTTATTGTTTTAAAATCTGATAACCCTCAGGATATAGTATTTACTTGTAACTTGCAAGAAACACCGTTACAAGAATCACAACCTTGTGATAAAAAGCGTACTTATTTGGAGGGATTCGACGGACCAACGTCAGGAACAGCAGCAACAGGAGGAACAACCTCAGGAGGGACAGAATGGTATTATGATTGGAAATATTGGACAATTATAATACTCATCATTGCACTTGTAATTTATTGGTTTTACTTTAGAAAAAAAGAAAATAATCGTGATGAGACAAATCTTATGAGTGCCCAATCAAGTGTAATTTAAAATATTATAAATTACAAATATTTTATAATAATATAATAAATATGTTGTCTTCTGTAGCAAAATATAATATTTTTTGTGGTTTTTCAGATCTAGTCACCCAAATAGTCGATATATACAGCTGTGATATTGATGAAAAAGGAATAATTTTGTTAAAATATTTCGAATATTTGGGACCACTTCACGAAAAATATAATAATACAGTTGATCTAATCGTATCATTTTGTAACGATAACAAAGAATCACTACAAAACGGAGAAATACAACGTCTTACAAATGAAAAATTTATTTTCGATGATCAAGCAGAAATTAATATACAATATTTTTTAAATAAAAATGATGATAATAGTTCTATTATTTTCGATCATTTAAATAATATTTTACGTCTTGTAGATGGAGGCTTATCTGCAGAGGAGGTATATCTTACAGAAATGATGTCTCATTTTAAGGAACTCATTGTTTCACAAGTTCAAGATCAAAATGTAACAACTCAAGATCAAGAGTCTATTATTGAAAGTATAGGTAATAGCATTCAACCAGAACTAGAGGAAAAATTGGAACAATTCGAAACCCAAAAATTAGATATTAATAGATTTGTAAAGCTGGTATGTTTAAAACTCAAAGATTATCTTGAGGTAAATAATATTCCTAGTGAAATTTTACAACAAAATCGTGTTATTCATAAATCCGAAATCTTGAGCATATTGGATATGGTTTTGGAACATAATTTAGATGATATAATGGATAGAAAATTCGAAATTCTTGCTAAACTTTCTAGTTCTGGAATTTTGGCTAATATTCCACTTCCTTATATGATGCAGCTTGTAGGAAAATGTAGTAATTAGGATTTTAAAAATTAAAAATTTTTAAAATCACGAGTGGAAAGATGTAACAAATTTAAATGTTCTTCTTTTCATCATTTAACCTTTTCAATATATTTATCAGTACTCTTTCTGCTGTTGTGCTTATATTATTGCCTCTGATGGTAAAACGATCATCATTTAGTTCTTTCAATCTCAGAAATAGATTGCGAGGATTAGGTTGACAAGCTAAATCCAAGATTATATTAGCTCTAGGATATTGGGTTGATAATGTTTTGAGTTTACGGTTAACATAAGCATTCTGCCCTCTTATACAATAATATCCACCGTTTGGCGTATTTTTTTTAAGAAGAATGAATCTTTCCTGAATGGTAATCTGAGTTGTCTTTGGGACTCTATCATCAGTTGCTGTATCAAGCCGAGCATGTACGTCATCAACATTAACCTGAAGGTCCTCAATCTCAGTGAGGAGTTCATTATGACGTTCAGCAGCTTGTTTGCGTTCTTTGTCAGCTTGTTTGCGTTCTTTGTCAGCTTGTTTGCGTTCTTTGTCAGCTTGTTTGCGTTCTTTCTCAGCTTGTTTGCGTTCTTTCTCAATTAATTTGGTTTGATTATCAATTAGTTTGATTTGATTATCAACTTTTTCTATTAGCTCATCTATTTTATCTTGTTTTTGTTTGAGTTGTTCATCTTTTTCCTCATTTTCGATCTTTAATTTTGACATACTGTCTTCAATGGTCTTAATATTTGGATTTTCTTTCATAAGATAATCAAGTACTATCTTTGAGCATTTATCATAGAACTCGACACTAATCCAGATTGCAAGAGCAAGAAATAATTCTTTGCAAATGTATTGGCCGGTAATATATTTACGATTATCATGCTGATAGCCTTTGATTTCATAAAACACGCCGTGCAGATCTGCACGGCGTGTTTTGGTATAATATTCAATTAGTGCTTTTGAGTGTTGGAGTCTGGCCCATCCTCTAAATTGTTTACCTGTCAGATCGCATAATTTTGTGGCATTAAAACATCCAGTATTCTTATCGATAATTAATTTAAAGTCTCCAAACAAACCATAATAGAAGGAGTCTTTGATTTGTTCATAACATACTTGTTTAAGGTCAGTCATTGTTTATCTTTGTTAAACCTGATTAGTGGTGATCTCAATTTTAAAATTAGAAATTATTACAACCTTTAATTTCATAAAGGTGGGCGGCCAGATCTTGCCGCCTACCTTCTGCACGGCGTGTTTGGTATATATGATGAAAGAGCAAGAAATAATTCTTTACAAATGTATTGACCTGTGGTTTCTTTTAATAATTCGTATTGTGCAGCCTTTACTTCATAAAAGATGCCGACCAGATCTGGTCGGCATCTTTTTGTATAATATTAAATTAGCGATTTTGAATGTTGGAGTCTGGCCCATTTTCTAAAATTTTTACCAGTTACATCACAAAGTTTTGTTGCATTAAAACAACCCGTATTTTTATTTCACAAGTCGCCGTGCAGATCTGCACGGCGACTTTTGTATAATATTCAATTAGTTCATTGCATCTAAAATATTTTAAATGCTTCGCATTATATTGTAGTAAAATGATAAATTTTAATAACAATCTTCTGTTATTAAAATCAAATGACTAACGAGTGGCAAAGATGTGAACAAATTTTAATCTTGAAGAATTTGTACAACAGTTATGATAACGTAATTAATACTTATACAGGAGGCAATTTATCAAATTTTTTTATTTTAAAATATTCATCAAATTATTCATTGCTGCTACATTATTGTATTAGAGTTACAGCTGATACTAATTATATTTTTAGATGCGATGCATCATATGATGCAGCGTCCAACAAGATTTTATTTAAATCCTATAAACAATGGTTATTTTTTAATTTATTAATAAAAAATGGATGTTATATAGGATTTTTTTTTAAAAAAAAAATTTTGATCAAAAAATCACAAAATCCTATCAATGAATTAATTTCTAATAAAATTCTAGAAACATATAAAAATAAACATTTTAATACAAGTTATGGATTAATTAAACTAGAAAATACTATATGGATAATATCTGAATATGTGCATGGAGATACATTGTATCACTTGATCAAAAATAATAAATTATCAGATAACAGCTTGATAAATATAATTACATGTATTGATAAAATTTTGATTGATATGCAAAAAAAATGTTGGTTTGCTCATAATGATTTGCATCCAAAAAATATTATTGTTACTAATAATGATCCTGTAATTATTGATTATGAACTATCGACATTTGATAATAAAATATACTCTGGACACGATATTTCATGTCTTGTATATCATTTATATCACATATCATCATCTATATCAATTAAAATGGCTATCGATCAATATTGTAAATCTAAGAACTATCTAATAAAGATATAGCTACTATCAATCAATTGTAAATCTAAGAGCTATCTAATAGCTATCTAATAGCGATATAGGAAATATTTCATCCTTTGCAATAACGCAACTTTTCCCTATATTAAAAAATATTTTAACAGAATCATTTAGACCCAAGTCTAATGGCGTAAGTCGCATTCTATGAAAATCGTGATTTGGTCCAATCACATCCGCAAGATATGGCGTTATATCTTTATTTCGATACATGATAAAGTAATTGCGTTTGGCATGAACATTATTAGTGAATATTGGAATTTTATACACACGCGATCCATAATAATAGGAAATAATATTTATTCCATTTTGGTTCAATGGCTTGCTGTATTTTAACGATAATAGCCAGTGTCTTACAATATCACAGGATGCCTTCTTTGATGCCAGGTATACAAGATATACAAGTCTATTATATTTTACTGACATATAGAATATTAAAATCAATATAGCAAAAATTACTAGATATAACATTTATTACATACTAGTTTTTTTTAAAATCCGTAGATTTTAAAAAAAATATTTTTTTGTCACTTTTCTACTGTTATTTGGTTTTTAGTTTTAGTCAAACTTTAATGACGTTTCACTGCTATGCTACGTTACGTTGCGTTGGATAATTATCTACGTGTGTTTGAATTTGTATTTGGACTTTTGTTTTCACTTCCTCTATAGTTGTCATGATAACGTTGGCTTTGGTCTTGGGCGGATCTTCGTTCTTGTGCTTGCTGTTCGCGTTGCCTATCTCGTTCTCTGACCTGATCGCCATAATTGGTGAGATTGGTTCCGACTGGCATTGTCAATGTTGATAGCATATGCATATGGTCAAAGGATGCTCTGCATCGATGCTTTGCATCTTCTGCAGAGATATTTTTTAGTTCAATTTTGGATTACTGGAGTACATTAAGATATATAATATTAAAAGACGAATATGTACTTGTCAAAATTAGATGTTTTTTTATACTGAGAGATGGCATGTTTTATTGTTTTGACTGGTATTATATTGCTAGTATCATAATTTGTGATAATTTGTGAAAAGTTATATTGTTTTAGAGTTTCATTGCCGCTATCTGCAACGGATACACAATTGGATAGATTTGGAAATTGTGTATCACATGCTACGTTTGGTGGTGGTGCTGATTCGGAGATAACGATTGATATTACTGGTTGTACAACAGGATGAGAAAATTTGCATGTTTTTTTTTTGCAATTATTTCCAAATCTGCATTCAGGTTTATATATTTCACTCTCGGAGTGTGCAAAGTTACAGTTTGTTCCCTGTCTGCAGGTTTTGAGAAATTTGCACATTCTGGTTTTGCGGGATGCATTTTCTTTGGGAGGTTCCACAAAGATTGTAAGGTCAAGAGGTTTAAAGTTATATCTTTTTTTCATGATTACTCAGTGGTTGTTCATAACAATATAAAATATAAATAATCAAATTTTACGGCATTTAGTTATTTAGATGCTCCGCACATATGTTTGTATCTCACCTCCATGTTCCAAATATATCTTTTGTCTTGTATACCAATGTTTAATGAGTATTTGATGTTTATCAACTAAATCAAATACCATTGGTATATTGGAAGTACGCATTATTCTTCCTAAAAATTGTATATAATAATCAACTAGATCTGCACCAACAATAAGTGTATCAAGTTTATCAAAATCAAACCCTGTTCCAATTTTGCTACTAGTTCCTATTAGAATTCTACAATTGCGATCAAAATTTTGTGTTGTCCCAAATAATGTATCCACATTTTCTTGTCTCTGTTTTAATAATGAGCATAACAATTCTCCCTGACTGATACGTTTAACTAAAATAAGAAATGTCCTATCGGAAAATTGTGATACAATATCACAAATTAATGTATTCCGTTCAATATTTTCAGCTTGTGATTGTAACATACTATTCCAATTAATTTTTCCATTAATATTATATTCTGGTTTTGGTATAAAATTGGTATCAACACGATAAATAATATGATGACGAAATAATTTATATGTTATTTTTTTATTTCCAAAAAATATTGGAAATAGGGCATCAAGACCATCATTTCTATATGAAGTAGCACTCAATGCAATTAAATAACGAGGAACTATATGTAATAGTCCTTTAAATGTTTTTTTTGCTAATACTAAATGTACTTCATCTATTATTACTGTACCAAATGATTCCAATATATATGGATCAATCTTTTCAAGATTTTGAGCATTAATTATCCCAAAGTTGCATTCTGGATCAAACGATTTATTTGTTCTTATAACAGAACAAGATTTTACGCATTCATTTGTAGATGGACAATATTTTAGAATCTGATTTTTCCATTGATCTATTAAAATTAAACGAGTAACACATATTAATGTTTTTAGTCCTATTTTACTTGCCAGTGAAAGAGCAGTTATTGTTTTTCCAAATCCTGTATAGCATGATAATGTTACCGTATGATGATTTTCCAAAAATGATATCGCATCACGTTTACATTGTATTTGTTCAGGGCGAAGTGTTCCTAGAAATTTACATTCTAATGCTACAAGATTGGATCTTGTGGGTATCCAGGTAGTATTTAGATGTGTTATCCCAAGTGAGAATGGTATATATGCAGTTTTATTGTCTATTAAACGTGTTATTTTTATAATTTCATCGCATTGTGGTCCATAATAATTATTATTATTTTTAATTCTTAAAATAGATTTTTGTTTTAAAATCTTGAGAACCGATTCATCAATCTTGTTAATATCAAATCTATATGCCATTTGTTATTAACATTGTTATTAACATGGTTGTTCATTTTAAATTCTATAGAATTTAAAATGATTGTTGTAATGGATTAGATGTTCTTCTTTTCATCATTTAACCTTGTCAATATCTGTATCAGTACCCTTTCGGATGTTGTGCTTATGTTATTACCTCTAATAGTAAAGCGATCATCATTTAGTTCTTTAAATCTCAGAAATAGATTGCGAGGATTTGGCTGGCATGTTAGATCTAAAATTATATTAGCTCTAGGATATTGGGTTGATAGTAATTTAAGTTTACGATTAACGTAAACATTCTGCCCTCTTATGCAATAATATCCACCGTTAGGTATATTTTTTTTAAGAAGAATGAATCGTTCCTGAATACTATTTTGAGTTGTCTTTGGGACCCTATCATCGGTTGCTGTATCAAGTCTAGAGTGTACATCTTCTACATTAACTTGAAGGTCTTCGATTTCGGTTAAGAGTTCCTCATGACGTTCAGCAGCTTGTTTGCGTTCTGATTTTACAAGTTCCAATAGTTCATCTATTTTATCCTTTTGTTGACTTATAGTTGCTTCTTTTTTCTCATTTTCTATCTTAAGTTTTGACATACTATTTTCAATGATTTTAATATCTGGGTTTTCTTTTGCATAATAGTCAAGTACTATCTTTGAACATTTATCATAGAACTCGATGCTAATCCAAGTTGACAAAGAAAGGAATAATTCTTTACAAATGTATTGTCCGGTAATTTGTTTATTTGATGTATCGTTGTTTTGAAGCCTTATTTCATAAAGGTAGCCCTTCAGATCTGAAGGGCTACCTTTAATTTTATAATATTCAATTAGTGCCTTTGAATGTTGAAGACGTTTCCAATTGAAAAAATTCTTTCCAGTCATATCACAAAGTTTTGTCGCGTTAAAACAACCAGTATCTTTATCGATAACTAATTTAAAGTCTCCAAATAAACCATAATAGAAGGAGTCTTTAATGTGTTTATAACATACTTGTTTAAGGTCAGGCATTGTTTATCTTTGTTTATGTTTAAACCTGATTGGTAATCTCAATTTTAAAATTAGAAATTGTTATTACATTTTAATTTCATAAAAGCTGCCCTTCAGATCTGAAGGGCAGCTTTTATCATAGAACTCGACACTAATCCAGGTAGACAAAGAAAGGAATAATTCTTTTACAAATGTATTGTAAAGTAATTTGTTTATTTTATGTATCGTTGTTTTGAAGCTTATTTAATAAAAGCTGCCGTGCAGATCTGCACGGCAGCTTTGTATAAAGGTAGGCGCCCTGATCAGGGCGCCTACCTTTTGTATAATATTATATTCATAATAATATTCAATTAGTGTCTTTGAGTGTTGGAGTCTGTCCAAAGTCGCCGTTCAGATCTGGTATAATGTTATTTTAAATTCTAAAGAATTTAAAATAGAAATATTTTTATTGTGGACATAGGGATAGAACAGCATCCACCAATCTTGTACGTTCCTGCATAATATCAGTATCTATTTGAAAATATCTTATACCAAACATTTCACACATAAATTTTATCTGTGCATCTATTGCTACGATTCCATCCCATGTTATCGTCTCTCTAATTCCATCTTGTTCTAGGGTATTTTTCGAAGGACGTATAAAAAAAATAATAGAATCACAAGATTTCATAAATTCTATGAAATCGATAACATCTTGTGATGCAATTAGTTCTGATAAAATCGTAGAATGTTGTGCTGTATATGCCAAACAATCAAATGCTCGATCTGATACAAAATTATCAAATTTTTTCGTTTGTTCTATTTGTCTGTAGAGAACAGATCTTTGATAGGAATTGACAACATCCAAATCTTTTCTTAGAGAATCTATTTCCAATTCCTTTTCAGCTAGTATGAGCCTTGCTGTCTCGGGTAACATGGGAATATTATATGTTTGTGATATGTATTTTGCGAGAGTCGTTTTTCCAGTGCTATGACTACCGCATATATATATCTTCATTTATCTTTTTCAATCTCTTTTAATCTATAGGATGCAAAATATATTGTTTGGGGACATGATCTGTAAGATGTACATTATTAGCAGAAATATAGATTATATATCCATCTAGATACATTTGTTTTGCATTAATTTTTAGTACAACTGCATCTCCCTTTCGTTTTCCTACATTTAATGCTGTGTCGAAATTAGAACTTAGATGAACAAATGCTCGTGTCATGGATTTAATACCTTCTTGTAATATAATTGGTATAGTAGTCTTGGATGTTCCATGAAATAATATATCTGGAGGTTTAATTGCAATATAATCAATATTTAAATTTTTTATAGAATGTCCTTGATTTGCTCTAACAGCCGATTTATCATCATTATATGAGAATCGTTGCTTATCATCATGCGATATTATCCAATCAAGGTCAGTAATATCTAATTTACAATTTTCAAGTACATGTAGAGTTTGTGCCCATCCATGTGAATCTAATGTAATATTTGCTTTTTGTGGATTATGTCGCAACACATGACTTAAAAATCTACTTGCTTTATATAGACGTTTTTCAGATTGCATTTTTGCTACGTTTCACCGCTATGCTATTTAATATGGAATTTTTTTTTTAAGGTTTTGATCATTTTCAGTAATTCTTTATCATTTTCGCTATTGGAATTTAAAAAATCAAACGGAGCGATATGAAAACAATTTTCAGGTTGTATGTCACAAACTTCGTCAAGATCATCAATGATAAAGGTATTATCTGAATTTAATTGAGTAGAAAATTTTGACCATATCATTTGTAATTTTTTAATTGTGTTATATTTTCTCTGAGATGCTTTACAGTGTTTATCAAAAAAAATATAATTTAATTGTCTCGAGGGATTTTTTTTTAAAATAAATTCATTTATTACAAATATAGCATAGGACTTGCTTGCTGCTGTCCATACGTTGACTTTAAAATGCTTAAATATAAAGTCCAAAAAAGTTTGCAAATGTGGTCTAGCACATACAATGTATATATCGTCCATGATCTTGAAATCAAATTTCAAGATTTTTTCTAAATGAATTGTTATGTCGTCCATATCATCCAAAGGTTCAGATGATATAAGAGTATTATCCAAATCTAAAAATATATTAATCATTTATCTTATTACAAATAAGATAATGATTAATATATATTTTATATATTAATCATGTATAAATGACAAGAAATTTAACAGTAGCTTCTTTTGATATAGGAAAATATAATTTTGCATTTTGTGTAGAATCGATACCAATTTTAAATTTTATTAATTCTAATGTACATACTGTAGATTTGATAGGACATTTAGAATTAATCGATAATATTTCTTTGCTTACAAACAAAGCGCAGCAGCGTAGCATCTCATATTCATTTGATGATTTATATGCAGAATGTATGTCACGTATGCACATTTGGGATAAATGTACCATTTTTCTAATAGAACAACAATATGATCGTAATAAAATTGCAAATAAGATTCAAAATCATTTGGAAGCGTTTTTGAAAATAAATTATCCGTTTAGGCAAATATTATTTATTTCTCCCAGAAGGAAAACATTTGGAGTAACAGGATTGAATTATAAAAATAGAAAAAAATATTGTATTGATAATGCTATGTATATTTTACAAAATAGAAATGATACTGCAACTATAGAAATTTTAAAAAAATTTAAAAAAAAAGACGACATATGTGATACGATATGTCAATTATCAAGTTGGAAAAAACATTTACTGCTACGCTACGTTTCACGACGGTAAATTTTTTAACTGCGACATTTCACTGCTATGCTGCGACGTTCTACACTAGTTTCAACCTTTGTTCTGAAAAATTTTGATATTCAAAGCATCCCATTTTATAATCACAATCTTCGTCTGGATTAGGAACCTTCCAATAATAAACAAGATCTTGCCATGATTTTTTATCTTGAGAGCTATTATCTATAAATAATGCCGTATGGTCTCCAGTGATAGAACTCATGAATGATTTGAATAAATCAAATGTAGGAATAACCCCAGCATAATTTAGATAAATATTTTTAAGATTATTTTCATTTGTTTCTCTGAATATAAAAACACCATCTACATTTGTTCTTATAGATGGTGACACATCCATAGCATGTTGTAATGATAAAATATATAAAATTTTCCAATGCCGTCCATTTTTAAAAAGAGCTTGTTGATATTTTGATGTAAAAATTTTTTTATCTTCTGTACAATCATCTAAAAGAAGAAATGCCCATGGATTTTCAATATTTTTATTTGCATATTTTTGTCTTTTTATAAATTTTTGAATTATTTCTTCGTTATATTCATCATGTATAAATAATGAGGGTATAAAGTTATTTTTAGAATAAAAGCCATTGCTTTCTTCAGTTCCTGATACACACAGACCAACTGGTATGAATTCGCTTTTAAGATGAAGTAAATACTTTATAAGAGTTGATTTCCCAGTCCCTGCTTTACCTATAACAACAATCTTTGATCCATCTTGAGTATTGTTATAATGTGGAGTAATAAGATCCGAGTTAAATGGTTTTACTTCATATTCAACAATATCTTGTGACATTTATTAGTATCGGATGTTATTAATTTTATCTTCGATAAATTTTAATAGAACAATTCTATTAAAATTTAATTTGCGACGTTTCACTGCTACGCTGCGCTCTAGAATATGAATATGAATATTTTTTGCTTTTAGTTATCAGTACTGTGGCCCAAGCGTATTTAAATAATATATGTTACAAGACTTGATAATGAACATTTTTTTGCATTTTTTAATATTTGTTTGATATGTGTATCAAGCATTTCTTTTGATATGTATATAATGATCTGATCTCGTATTGTCTGTAGTCCTAGACGTAGAATATAGCTCTCTATGTTTTCATTGTTATGGCGATTCTTACATATATCGTAATCGCTTAGATCACTGGAATTTATATATAATGTATCGGATATACATATTACATATCTGCATGCTGTAATGCTACACAACTCTATCTCATTATATCTATGAGCAAAATTACAATCAAATGAAAAATTACATTTTTTTTCATTAATGATATTGTTACAAAGGATATTTTTTTTTCCTTTTACATAAAATGGTATTTGTTTTTTATGCGTAAATTTAAAATTTTTTTTAATAATTAAATTTTTAGAAGCTACGCTGCTACGCTGCGCTAATTGTTTTGGAGCTCTTCCTAAGGATGTGAATTTTTTTGGCAATAATTCCTGAAAGTCTGCCCATAATGGGCTATTATCGCATGATAATTTTAGATCAACATTTCCAATTGGAGGTTTTCTTATTTTTGGAATGTTTGTTTCCTTATCGAAGATTTCTCTTAATGTTGGTTCCAGGTTCATTTCATCGTATTCATAGTTGTAATCATCATCATAATCGTAATCACAATCGTAATCACAATCGTAATCGTAATCGTAATCGTAATCGTTGTGGCAATTGTCATTGCAGTAAACTTCCATGTCGTACATTGTAATATCCATTTTCATTCAGATAACAGTTCCACATTGATTTAAAAACTATTTCAAATTTAGCGATTTTACGAATTTAATGCATGCTGCAGCACAACGTATCTCATTGTTCTTTATTCTTAATATCCGTATAAATGGAGTTTTTTCATTACGCAGGCTAGACCTGTCAGCCCCTGGGGCTGGGCGTGTCAGCATCGCTGTTAATAGTGTATATATAACATGATCTCTTAGAGTATTATCAGGATCATAATAATACATAATATTATATTTTAGATCCCATAATACAATCATTATATGAAATACAGTGTATCTTTTAAATGTTATCATGAACACATTATATCGTTTTGTATAACATGGTGTAATAGATCCAATAAAAATTGGATCTAAATTTTTTTTTTTAATAATTATTATATTTTCTAGTATAACATATTTAGTTGACATACATGATAAAATATTATATATTTGAACAAGTTTCATGATTTATTGACATGATTTACATTCACTAATCTGCGGTCTATCGGAATCTAGGCGTGTAGATCTACAATAATACAAAGTTTTCAATCCAGCCTTCCATGCATATAAATGCAAATCAAAAAGTTCTTTAATATTAATAGTTGGTTTTAGGAATAGATTTAACGATTGTGATTGATCTATAAATGGTTGTCTATCTGATGCATGCTCTAATATCCAATGTTGATCTATTTCAAATGCTGTTTTAAATACATTTTTTTCAACATCTGAAAATATATCCATGTGTTGAATCGAACCATTATTTGTAATAATACTATTCCAAATATGATCAGTTCTTCTAGTATCATGACCATCTGGATATTTTTGATTTAAAAGAGATGTTAAAAATTTATTTTTAGTTAGGTATGATCCGGATATTGTATCTTGTCTATATGCATTTGCTCTAAAGGGCTCTATTCCGGGTGAAGTATTTCCCATTATTATTGATGTAGATGCATTTGGAGCTATTGCAATGCAATATGAAAATCTATTACCAGATCCCTCAATATCAGATGGACTTCCTCTTCTTTTTCCAAGTTCGGAATTTGCTTTATCAACTTGTTCTTTTAATTTTGAAAAAATTTCGGTATTAATTTTACGTGCATCTTCTGATTCAAATGCAATATTATGTTTTTGTAGATAAGCATGAAATCCTAATACACCTAAACCAATACTACGTTCTTTACTAACAGAATTAAAGATTCTATTTAATCGTGGATTAGATATTATTTTGTTAATAAAAATATTTAAAACATTATCCAACATTTCAAGTATTGCTAAAAAGAAATAATCATCATTTTTCCAATCATCATAATATTCTAAATTTACACTTGATAAACAACAAATAGCTGTGCGATCTTTGTCAGTAGGTAAAATTATTTCTGTACATAAATTAGATTGATTTATTTTTAATCCCAATTTTTTTTGATATGGGTTCATATATGTATTACATGTATCAATAAAGCATATATACGGTTCTCCTGTTCTTAGGCGTGTTTCTAATATACGTTGCCAAAGATCTCTGATATCTACTTCCTTTTTAGTTTTTAGGGTATGAGGATCTACAAGTTTCCATACTGTATTAGACATTTCATTTAAAGTACATTCTTCAATCTGTTTCATAAATTTATCTGTTATACAAATTCCATGATGCATATTAAGACATCTAATGTTATGGTCTCCTGTGGATTTTCTCATTTCTATAAATTCTATTATATCTGGATGATCGATAGGCAAATACGCCGCATATGCTCCTCGTCTTACACGATCTTGTCTATATGCTAAACTACAAGAATCATATGTTTTAAGATGTGGAAGACATCCCACTGATCCATCATCTGCAGATCTTAGGCCAATTCCAATTCCAACACCTCCTCCCAACATGCTCAATTCATTTACCTCTCCGAGAGTAGTTAACAGACCTTCTGATGTATCTGGAAGATATGATAAATAGCAAGATATTGGTAGACCATGCCTTGTTTTTCCTAATGCTAATATCGGAGTAGAATATGATAACCAATGTTTCGATGAGATATCATATAAATATTGGGAATGTTTTTTATTTGTACCAACCTGTGTTGCTATATATTCAAATCTTTCTTGAGGACTATTTTCACATGATAACATGTAGTTATCTTTTAATCTTTGAATACCTGATTTATCAAAAAATGCATCACGACCGTAATCAAGTTGCAAACTATCCATACTAGTCAAAATAATGGTCTTTTTGCATTTATAATTATAGCAAAATGGGTTTACATAATCATTTATTGCATCTATATAGGATAACAAATCATTATTTATCCATTGACTTAACTGTTTTCCTAAAAAATAACTTTTCATATTAGCATCTGCAGATATTTTATGAATATCAAGTTGTGTTTCTATAAAATCTATTATATCTCCTAATTTTATTACCTTTGGACAAAAGTTCATCATCATTTATATAAAGTTTAAATTTTAAAATGCAAAAACATTTTAAAATTTGGTGCACTCAATATGCGACGTTTCACCGCTTTGCTCTGTTAGGTAGTACGTTTTGGTTGTGATTTCATTATTTAATGTATGTTTTAGCATAATGGGAATTTTATCAATACCTCCATACCATAAATCTAAAAGCGTTTCACCTCCAATTCCAATTTGCGCAATTCTAATTGTTTCTTTGGTTTTCTCTGTTTCCATTTTGGTTTTTAAAAAAGTAATTGCTTCGCATGCAGATTGTTCTTTTGCAGATTGTTTGGATTTTCCTGTTCCTTCAAAGGAATGGTCATTCGATCCTATTGTAATTGTGCATTGTATTTTAAATGTAGGAGAATGAATTACACCACTCTTATCAACCAGTACGTATTTTGGTTCACAATATTTATTTTGTTGACAAAATTCATTTAATTTACCAATAGCATTATTATGGGTTATTTCCATTTTAAATAAATATTATTATTTAATAGTATATTAGTATTTAAATAATAAAAATGTACATCTCATGTTCTATAAAAAAAAATCTTTCAAGAGGGCGCGAAACGTCAGAAAGGTTTACTTCTATATTAGGAGTACCAACAAATAATATTTATGCTACTTTAACACAAACAGAGCCATATGAATCATACATGGTAAATGATACCTGTGATATGTTTACTATAGACCATCCATGCAACTCAAGTAATAATGCATTCGGAGGTCAGACACCAGACTGGCCATATGCTTTTAATACCTGTCCTGCTGCAACATCAAAAAGAAAATGCAGTAAACCTAATCCCAATTTATGTAATATAGGAAATAGTTCTAGTGGACAGGATCCATTTATTGATGTAACATGGGGAAGAAAGGAAAATATTGCTATATATGAACCTGGTTATAGTCCCCCCACTATACGATGCTCTTATGATATAAACAAAATAGATACTTTGGAGCAGATTAATAATTATATGAACAAATCAGGAAGTTCAGAGGCATTTGATCAAATGATGGAATTATTTTGTAGTAAAGAATCTAATACATGTCCAAGAGGACCAAATTCTACACAAAATATGGCTAAATGTTCACGATTAAAATCTACAGATGATGCTGGACAAAGATGTAGAGGATGGTTAACAAAACAAAATGATAAAACAAAGGATAATATTATTGATAATTATTGTTTAAATTATCCAAATAATGAGGATTGTCGGTGTCAAAATCGTGCAAATGACAATCTTTATAAAGAAACAAAATCTGGAAATGAGATACCAGATGGATGTTGGTATATGCCATGCTCAACTGGTGCTTATTTACAAACAAGTTCTATAGAAAAAGGTAAAGATCATTGTCCACAAAACATGTGTAAAGTAATTTATGATATGAAAAAAAATAATGACATTATCATGCAAAACAATTCGAATACAATTAATTGTAATTTTTCAACATTCAAACAAGATGAAGAGGAAAAAAGACGTAAGGAAGAAGAGGAAAAAAAACGTAAAGAAGAAGAAGAAAGGAGACGTAGGGAAGAGGAGGAAAGACGTAAGGAAGAAGGTGAGGAGAATAATATATTAAAATTTGGTATAGGAATTTGTATCATAATAATTTTAGGTTTTATATTTTTACGTTCTAGAAGATAGATAATGTTTTTCTAAAATACTTCCATTGATAATATAATTTTTTTCTAATGTAGTATGATTACGAAATTCTTGTATTGACATGTTTCCACCAAATCCTTCTATTAATCTCCATGATGGAGCTGGTACAAGTTTAATATTTGGACATATCTCATCCCACATGTATCGTAAAATATTTTCAGAATTTATAAACGTAGGATCATGTTGATTATCTAAAATATATGACAAACAACAGTTGAATGAACAAAATGTATCTACTGCCTCAATTTGCTTTTCTATTGATAAATATTTATCAATAAGATGCTTTGCATCGATGCCCTGCATCTCAATAGATGTAGAGACATTTTCTTTTATTGTATAGCGTTCATTACTTACTGGATGTTTGTATATTTTAATAATTTGAGGTGGTTTTAATTTTAAAGGACATGATATAATGCATTTTGATGTTATATCATGTTTATCCCAAAAACATTTTTTATTATTATTTAATATAGTACATGAATGGATCTGTTTATCATTATCAATAATATCGATAATCTTTTGTTTCGACTTTTTAGTTTCGTTTCGCTTGGTTGCCATTATTACTTATCTTATATGCATGTTTTGCTTAAATTATTTGTCCTATCAATTTAACTATTCCTTTTGTAAATAATTTTTTTTGTATTTTAATCTTTACAGTATCATTAATATTATAACATCCTAACAACGGTCGTATAAAGATATATAAATTTTCTACTTTGACAATACATAGATTATTTGGTATAATTGTGGTTATAATTCCTGTAAAAACACTATTTACCTCAGGAAATAATGCTAACGAGTATATCAATGTTTTACAAATTATACTACTATAAATAATTTGTATTGATTTAATTTTAATATCATTAATAGCATATATACATTCTGGTTTTCTAAATTCATTATTTTTTAGCATTGCATTTGCTTTTTCGGTTATTACTTTTTCTATATGTAATAGATGTTTCGGCTCTATAGCAAATTCGTATTCGAATATAAATGTTGTCATTGTGTTATTTAAAATTAGTAATGTTTGTTATAAAATTTCAATTAAATAAAATGGCAGATAGTATGTATTGCGTAAAATGTAAAGATTATACTCCAGACAAAGGTAAATTAAAATATATCAAGTCGGCAAATGGAAAATGTATGAAAAAAGTTAAATGCGAAAACTGTGGTATTTGGAAACATCAATTTTGTAAAAATACTGAACTTTAAATTATTTTAAAATAATTTAAAGTTCAATAAATGGCTCCTAAAAAATCATCTCCTAAAAGATCATCACCAAAGAAATCATCTAAAAAATCATCATCTAAAAAATCATCACCTAAGAAATCATCTCCTAAAAGATCATCACCTAAGAAATCATCTCCTAAAAGATCATCACCTAAGAAATCATCACCTAAAAGATCATCACCTAAGAAATCATCACCTAAGAAATCATCACCTAAAAGATCATCACCTAAGAAATCATCACCTAAGAAATCATCACCTAAAA